AACGTAAGAACTTAAAATCCCTATATTATCTAAAGAACCTTTATAATTGTTTTGGGTTAATGGATCAATATTAAGATAAGAAGATGCAGAAGTAGAGACAGAAGAAGTTGTTCCGTTAAACCTTAAAGAAAACTGATTTGAAGAAGAATCATAAGCAATTACAAATCTATTCCATTGATTTAAAGTAATACCAGAAACGCTTGTTTGTACTCCTTGATTGTCCGCTGTTTTCCACATTGCATTTAAAAGCCCCCCAGAAATGTTTAATTGCACGGCCTTCCAATTGGCAAGCTCGCCTTTGTCCAAAGTAAATATAATCTGATCGTTTGTATTTTCTGGTTTAAAAAATCCAAAAATTGTAAAACTATTTGGAAGCGTGTTTAAATAAAAGTCTTTTGAATTTGAAGAGTAAACGTAAGAAGGCTCAGTTCCTTCCAAACGCAAGGACATATCACTTTCTGCCGAAGACCCGGCAACGGCAAATGGTTTGGAATTACCATAACTAAACGGAAGAGTAATAGTTGTTTGATTGGAGCTAAATACTGAAGTAATTCCTGTAAGATTGGTTTTTGTGGCGTTTGTGCCTGTGCTCCATACCGGGACAAGCCTATCCATCCGAGGAACGTAAGGTAAATACTCTTTTGACTGAAAAGCCTGAAAATCTATTTTTTCTAGGTATACGCCATCATTACGTTGAATTAAAAGATAAAGTACTTCTTTTTTAAAGAATATGCCAAGAATTTCATCTGTACGCTCAAACACAAACTTTGACCAAGCACCTTGAACCCTTTCAGACCCAATGTTTAAATATTTATAAATGTATAGAGTGTTCTTATTAGAAGTGGTTAATATTGCAAGAATGCTTTCTGTATCAGAAGCACTCATTGTTCTTATCTTACCTTCAATATACTTTGGAATATTAACGCTAATGTCGTTAGCCTCCATAAAAGCGTTTTCAGGATTTAAAAAGTATTCACGAACTCCAGAAAAAGAATCCTTAAAATAAGGGAAATAAACAAACTTGCCTACAGGAACAGGCTGAACATCAGGTATGGCCGAATAGCTTGTTGAAATCTGAATAGATGCACTTTTAGCTGTAAGGTTGTCAGACCCCAACAAACTAAATTGGCTGTTTTCTGCGAACAAAAGAAGCCTGTCAAAAAATGGAACAGCGTAATTAATGTTAGTTACGTTTACAGAACTTGAAGCAATATCAATAGGATCGGAGTCCAAAGCTTGAGTAATGGTTGTTTTAAAAAAGTTAAAGTACTCCCCGGATTCAGAAAAAATAACATTCTCTTCTGACAGAAAACCAAGCCTGTTTTTATAGAAGAAAATATCATTAATTTTTTTAGTAGTTACTCCATTTAAATTAAGAAAAGAAGGAGATTTGTTAGTTTCAGAATCGCCACAGATTTTATCTGCCCATTTAGGAGGAGTAAAAGTTACGGCTCCCCAAGTTCTAGAAACACCATCCAATGGGGTAAAAGCAAAATCACCGCTAGAAAGCCTAATTAATGCCCAAGGCATAGTCACCGCATTAATTCTGTACACTTCCCCCGGAGCTATTGTTTCCTTCCAATCGCCCTCAGACTGCCAAATTCCGTTGGCCGTATAAGCCCTTGCCGTAAATTTAACCCAATATTCATCCCCTGTGTCTTGTGGATACCCAACTATTTTGTAAATTGCGTTGTGTACCGAATGTCTTGGCAAATCAGTAAAAGACTGAACATCCCCAAAATTAATATTTAAAATGGCTCCACCAGCACTATCTGAACCTGAAGCACTCCAAATTAAATCACCATTTGAATCGTAGCTGTTTGGGTTTGTGCTTCCGTAAACGCTTGTGTTAAAAATATACATTGTAGACGCTGAACTTAGAATAGACCAATTACTATAACCAGTCATTGTTCCAATAGGCGTGGTTGTTCCTGTGTCAGTATGGGCTGATCCTCCTCTAGTTCCATTTACAATAAAAGCAACTAATTCCACCAGAAGTTGGGAAGTGTTTGTCATTACCCACCCATCAAATTTGTATCTTTGTAATTTAATTTGTGAATATGCACTAAAATTATCAGACCTTACTGCTTTAAATTCGACATTCCAGTTGTTATTATTAATGGTATCTGTTGTTAAAGTATATATAATGCTCCTTGGGTCAGATGTCCCCGGAACTTTACAATCAATTCTAATTGCAAAACTTGAGCTTTCAGCCATTTGCTTAAGAGTAAACAAAGCAAGGCGATGAAGCCTGTTTTTATCGCTACCAATCAAATTTTGTGTAATTTTATCTGTAGTGTATTGAGGAGCTATGCTTTTGTTTAAAACAAAGGTATAGTCAGCAATTGTAAGCATTTTAAAATCTGTATCCGAGCCTGTAAGGAACGTGGAAGCTTGGGCTGTAGGGGAAGTAGACGGAGTGTTCCCTCCGTAATAAATTGTTTTTTCGTTTCCGTTTAAATCCCAAACACGTATGGTTCCATTCCTTACTTCTGTAATATATCTCTCGCTTTCAGAGCGATCAATAAAGTGAGAAGTATCGTAGCCAGTAGAAGTTGCCGTAGTGTGTAAACGTTTTATGTGCTGTGTTGGCGGACGTTTGGTAAGACCTTCCACAACCGAAGGAAAAGCATTAATAGATTCTTCGGCTTGCGAAGGAAACCTCATTGTCCGGGGCTGTTGGCTAACCCCGCTAACAAAGTTAGGGATGTTTGAAACTATGTTAGGCATAGATCAAAGTGTGGTGTTTGAATAGCCGATAGACCTGTCTAAAACTCTTGCAACATCATAGGAATCAAAAATATTATAATCTCCCTGTTCTTCATCATACTGAGTTGCTTCAACTTTTGCTCTGTTCTCTTCAACCGCAAGGGCTTGAACGGCATCGGCTCTGCCCATCGTTGCTGAAAGCTCTTTGGCTGTTCTTGTAATAATATAACGCTGAATAGGTACAGGAATGTTGTCCCAAGTTTGCTGAAGAACCAATTCAACCTTTACGTCAGAACCAAAAATAGAAGTTGATTTATTTACGTCCCAAAGCTTGTTATCTCTGACAACAATATTGTGCTTATGATCCTGATACTTGTCAGCGTCAACGTGAAGAACAGGCAAAGCAACTTGAGACAGATCAATCTGATTATTTCCATCACGAGTTAAGGTAAAATCTCGTTCCGTGTTAAAATGCCATCCTTCAGCTTGGACAATTTTTTCAAGTTCTGACAATAGCTTGTCTGCCGTGTACGAAGTGTCAGAGGCTGTAATACTGCTTACAGGCGGGATGTTTATAAAACGCAAAACCTGATTAAGTGCCTTGTTTCGGTTAGATGCGTTTTCAAAATTAGCAACGGCAACGCTTGTGCTGGCGATTACATTATCCAAACCAGAAGCACCATCCAGCATTAGTTGTTGCTGTTCCCGGCTAAGACCTAGAAAATCAGAAAACTTAATTCCAAGCTTTCTAAGATTAGTCTGAATGTTGGCGGTATTAAAAGCGGTAGCTCTAGCATCGGTAGTGGTGCTTGTTCCCTTGGCAATAACCAAAGCTTCTTCTTTTTGAAGCGGATCAAGGGCTAGAAACTCCTTTTCAGACATTCCAAGGCGATTAAACTGCGTCCTGTAGGTATCGTAGGTGTCAGAAGCGGAAGTGGTTTTATTCTCAATTCTATTTTGATAATAAAGCCGTCCCTGCCTTTCGGTAAGGTTAGTGGCAGAGGTTTGAATAAGCTTAAGCTTGTCATCTACAGAAGCAGAAAGAAAAACAGCCTGATTAATCCCTAGGGCTTCAAGTTCTGCTGAATATTTAGTAAAATTAGTATCAGGCCCGGAACGAACCTCGTAGTCTAGGAAATTGGCAAACGCAAGTTGCTCGTCTAGCTCTGTAATCTTAGCCTGTGTTTCGTCAGGCCGTGTTCTGGAAAGGAACATCCTACCAGAACGAATAACAACATAGTTTCGTGCTGATTCAGGAAGAAGGTCAAAATCCAATAACGAAACCATCTCACCTACAATGTTAGTAGCAAACACATAGGTTTTGCCTTTGGCATCATAAAGCTTGGTTCCACGCTGAACCACCTTCAAAGTAGGGTAAGTAGATTCTAAAACATTAATGCGAATAGCGTTGCTTGGTACAGAAATGTTATTAACTACATCTCGAACAAAAGTGTAATCAATATCCGTGTTAAAAGACCATCCTTTTGTTTGAAAAGAACGATCAACCTCATTTAAAACATTATTGGCAATTGTGGCACTAACAGAATCAGCCACATAATCCAAAGAAGTAATAGGGGCTTCCCCTGCGTAAGAAAGAATCGAGTTAATTGCTTCTAGTTTAGAAGTAGGGGTACTCGCCATATACGAACCTTTCTACAGAAAAAGAAAAACCTCTGCAAGTAAAGATTTAACCTAAAACCGGGATAAGCAAGGAAGGGACTAAGCCCAATTATGATAATTTACCCGGAAGATTAAATCTACTACTTGCAGAGGCTTTCTATAAGTTTCTATTTAGTTCTTTTAGCTACCAATTAGGTGCTAGGAACCAAACGAACCGCACACTCAGGACGGAGAATTCCGTGGCCCATAGCGTACTTGGAAACGATGAGCGTCCCCTGTAGGTCAATCCGATACTCGGATTCAACCGCCAGATCGAGAAGCTTCAGCGTGCCAATGGCATTCTTGTGGAACACCACGCCAAGATGCTGAACGTTAGCACCAGTAGTGAACGCAAAGTTACCATACTCATTGCGAGCACCAGTAGCACTAATCGTAGTAGCAATCGTGCTTTTCGGCAGATTGTTGCTTTTCAGAACCTTAACTCCAGCCACCTCAAGAAT